ATGCAGGGTGATAAATTTAATCAAGAAAATGTTAATCAATCATCATCTATTGCTAACGCTATGAACAATGTTGTTGACAATATAACAAATAATTTTGGTTTAAATACTGAGGGTGATATTTTAGTGCAAACAGGTGAGCGTGACCCATTAAATATTACTTTTGGAGATATGTCTGAAAACCCAACAATAGACAATAGGTTAAATTATAATCCTGAAACTGGAGATATTATTAATACAACTGATGATGTTAGTAGATTTTATTACACAGGTCGTTTTGGAAATGATGGTAGTGCACTTGAAGATAATATTGTAAAAGGCACAAATTTACTATCTTTAAAAGCAATAGCAAATAATCAAGACAGCATTAATATGAAAGATTTTGTTTTACCAGTAAGGTCATCTGATGATGTCATGCGTGGTTATATGTCATTAGGTTATGATGAAGTAGCTGCTAATGCTTTAACAGGAGCATCACAAGACCCATCACCAGAAACTGCATCTTTATTAGGTAGTTTGTTACAACCTAACACAGTTGATACTCGTTTATTTTTAACAGATGCAGAAAGAACAAGTTTACTTGATAAAGGTTATACAAATGAACAATTAGATACACTTTTGTATGGAACAACGCAGGATAGTTTAGCTGCGACTAACTTATTAAATATAAATGAGGAAAATAATTAAACACATAGGAAAAAATGGTGCAAATTGAAAATTTAGAAAAAGACAAAGCTCGTGCTGAACAGGCACAAGCATTATTACGCAATGAGATATTACAAGAGGCTTTTAAATACTTAGAAGAACAATACCATGAAGCATGGGCTAACAGTTCTATTGAACAAAAAGAACCTCGTGAAAAAGTTTTTATGATGTTGTCAACACTCAAAACTGTTAAACAACACATAGAAAATGTTGTCGCTAATGGTAAATTAGCTGATGACCAATTAAATCAATTATGACCAAGCATTAAGCAGTCACAAAGGAGAAAAACATGATAAACGACAACCCAACAGGGAACGAACCAATCAATATGGCACAAGCCGCAAGCCTACTACTTGACAGGCAGGAATCAGAAGATAATCCACAACCGAATCAAGAGGCACAACCTGAATCAGAAGTTGAAGAAACTCCTGATGTTACAGGTACAGAAGAATCAGTAAGTGAAGAACCTGATGAGGCACTTGAAGCTACTGAGGAAGATGTATCGGAAGAATCAGATGAAGAAATAGTAACCGAAGATGAAACTGAGGAATACGAGGAACAAGAATACTATACTGTGAAGAATAATGGTGTAGAAGAAGATGTTACCCTTGATGAATTAGTTGCAGGTTATTCTCGACAATCTGATTATACAAAAAAGACAACCGATCTTGCTAACCAAAGAAAAGAATTTGAACAGCAACAACAGGCTCTTTTACAGGAGAGGCAAGCTCTCCAACAAGGTTTACAACAATTAAACCAACAGCTATCAACAGAAACGCAAAACCAACCGACACAAGAATATTGGGATAATCTGTATCAAGATGACCCATTAGAGTATGTTAGGCAAAAAGATAAGTTTCGTGACAAAGAAGCAGAACTTGCAAAAGTTCAAGCAGCACAGAATGAACTTGCACAACGCCAAGCATACGAGCAACAGGAAAGTATGAAAAAGCATCTTGCAAGTGAGCAAGAAAAACTTAATAAAGCTATTCCTGAGTGGAAAGACCCAAAGGTTGCAGAAATGGATAAGAGAAACATTGTTACTTTTGCAAAGCGTTATGGCTTTAATGAGCAAGAGTTGAATAATGCAACTGACCATAGAGCAATACTAATGCTGCGTATGGCTATGATGTATGAAGCATTAGAGTCAAAAAAACCATTGGTAAAAAAGAAAGTTAAAAAAGCACCTAAGATGGCAAAATCTGGTAAAAAATTGACAACACAAAAAACCTTAAACAAAACAAAGGTCGATAAAGCCTACAATAAGTTGAAATCAACAGGTAGCATGGATTCTGCTGTTGATTATCTTTTACAAAAATCCAATTAACCATAAAGGAGTTTATTATGGCAACTTTTAAAACCGCAAATGCAATCGGTGAAAGAGAAGATTTGTCTGATGTAATTACTCGAATTGACCCAGCTGAAACACCAATTTTCAGTAACGCCAAAAAAATTACATCAAGTGGTGTATTCCACGAATGGCAAGTTCAAGAATTAGCCGCAGCTGCAGATGACAATTATGTTAATGAGGGTGCTGACTATTCTTATGTCAACCCAACAGCAACTACAAGACTTGGTAATTATCACCAAATCTCAGTACAAGCTGCATCAGTATCAGGAACACTTGATGTTGTTGATAAAGCTGGTCGTGACAAAGAAACAGCTTATGTGAAAGTTCTTAAAGGACTTGAACAGCGTAGAGATATTGAAAAATCACTATGTAAAAACGAAGCAAGAGTTGCTTCACCAGAACCAAGAAAAACAGGTAAAATTAGTTCATTTATGACTAATGTTTCACTTGTTTCTCCAAGTACAACACCAACAGGTGATGGTACTGATGTTTCTGACAAAGCTGGTACTAACGCTGCCCTTACATTAGCAAAAATTGATGCTGCAATGAAACTAGCTTATGATGATGGCGGACAGCCAGACATGCTGGTTGTATCACCTGCTAACAAAGTAGCATTTAGTGATTTATCTTCTGGTTCAGTTGCAACTGCACAGTTACAATATTCTGCACCAAGAGATATTGCTATCATTGGTAGTGTATCACTATATCTTACTGATTTTGGTGAGCTTAGTGTCACCATCAGCAGACAAATGCTAAATGATACAATATTCCTATTAGATTCTGACCACTATTCTGTTGGTGCATTACCTAATAGATTATTTTCTGTATCAGATGTAGCACCTACAGGTGACGCTACAAAATTTGCTATCGTCAGCGAGTATGTTTATGTGCCAACAGCACCTAAAGCACACGCTATGGTAACAGATTTAAGTACATCTTAGTAATAGCAAAGGTGGGGTATTAAATACCCCACCGAACTTTAGGATAAATAATGAAAAAAATTATAGGATATGACCCTGTACAGAAAAAAACTACATATTTTCATGGGGGTTCTGATGGTCAACATCATGTAACAGTTGAACAAGAAACCGAACATATTATAAAAAAAGCAAAAGAATTAGATATAGATTACAAACCATACGATATTGTTGGTACACAAAAACACATGAGGCAAGTTGCAGAACTACCTGCTAATCTATATTTTGAATTAACAAAAAAACTTGGTGAACCAAAACATAATCAAAAGGCATGGGCTAGATGGCTAAATGACCCTGACAACAAATTTTTTAGAACAGGTGGTGGTAATATATAATGTCAATTACAACATATTCAGAACTAAAAACACAAATAGCTAATTTTTTGGCAAGAGATGATCTCACATCACAAATAGATACATTTATTGACCTTGCTGAGTCAAGAATTAGTCGTGAATTAGAATCACGCTCACAAGATACACGCACAACTCTAACAACAACACCTGACAATGCCTATGTATCATTACCAACAGATATGCGTACAATTCGTAATGTTAAAGTAATGAACAATCCAAGAATTACATTAAGGTATTTGTCACCATTACAAGTAAAAAAAGAATTTGCTACAACAGGTACAGGATTACCACGAGTGTATAGTGTAATTGGTGATAATTTGTTTTTAGCACCTATACCAGATACAGCATACAATATAGAATTAACTTATAAAGCGTCTGTAAGCTCTCTAAGTGATAGTAATACATCAAATACTATATTGACTCGTTATCCTGATTTATACCTCTATGCGAGCTTATTTCACGCTTACACATACCTTTTAGATGAACAAAGAGCTACACAATACGAAGCTTTAATACAATCAATACTACAACAAATACGAGTTGACGAAGAAAAAGGCAGCTATGGTGTTGGTTTAGAAATGAGAAGTGTATATGGAGAATTTACCTAATGCTAAATTTTGGTGAATGGTTACCAGACCAACCAGATAATACATCTGGTGTGACAACAGCAAAAAATGTTATACCTGCAGCAAGAGGGTATCGTGGTTTACAAGATTTATCACAATATAGTAATGCTGCTGATAATAGATTAAGAGGTATATTTGCTGCCAAAGACGATAGTGGTGACCCAAAAATATTTGCAGGTGATGTTACAAAATTATATGAGTTTACAAAATCAAACTCTAATTTAACAAATATATCAAAAGCAGGTAATTACACATCATTAGGTAATGAAGATATATGGAAGTTTATTGACTTTAGTGGTTTTGTTATCGGTGCATCAGGGCATAATAATATA